GACGTCCCGGCCCACCTGGGCTTCGCGATGCTGCGCGTCAGCGTGGCGATGCGCGGCGCCGGCTACGTGCGGGTGATGGACACCGACCGGTTCGGGATGCCGACGCTGCTGTCGATCCTGCACCCGGACGTCGTGAAGCCGACGCGGCGGGCCGGGGTGAAGAAGTACGTCGTGAAGGGTGCGGGCGGCGGCGAGGAGACTCTCGGGACGTCGGAGGTCAAGCAGGTCAACGGCTTGATGATGCCGGGCGCCCTGGCGGGCGTGGACCCGGTGTCCTATCAGCGGGTGATGCTCGGCGAGGCGGCCGACATCGCGCAGTACGGCGCCAACTTCTTCAAGAACGGCGGGTCCCCGGGCGGCGTCATCTCGGTGCCTGGGTCGGGTGACCGGCGCAAGGCCCGCGAGGTGAAGGACATCTGGGAGAGCGGGCACGCGGGCGTCGTGAACGCGCACCGGCCCGCGGTCCTGTTCGGTGGCGCGACGTGGCAGCCGCTGAGCATGTCCAACGAGAACGCGCAGTTCCTCGCGACGCGCGAGTTCCTCCGCGAGGACATCTGCGGGTGGTTCGGCGTTCCGCTACAACGGATCCAGGCGATCGTGAAGCACGCCAGCCAGGGCGGCGGCAAGGGCCTGGACACGATCGATCAGGGGTACGCGACGCACACCCTGCTGCCGTTCTGCATCGACGTCGAGGCACTGTTTACCCCGATGATCCCGGGGAAGGTGCACACGGCCTTCGACATGGCCGGCCTGCTGCGCGCCAGCACGATCGAGCGGGCGCAGATCGCGCAGATCCACCGACTCACGGGCATCCGGAACCGGAACGAGATCCGCGAGGAAGAGGGTTGGGCGCCGATCCCGGGGCCCGACGGGTCGGACTACAACCTGCCCTTCAACACCAACAGCCAGGTGCCCCCGCTCATCGAGCCCGGGGTCGAGAAGCCCGCGCCTGCGGGCGGCCCGGGCGGCAACGACAACAGCGGCAGCGACGGAGGCGGGGACAAGTGAAGATCCGGACGGCGGGTGTCCTGTCGCGGCGCGGCGCGCCCCTGACGGCCCACGAGCGGCGCGCCCTGGACGGCGACTCCCGGGCGCTTCGCGCGCTCGTGCGGCAGGCCGTGGGCGTCAACACCCTGGACCTGCGCGCGGCGCCCGACTCGGTCGCGGTGCGCGCCAACGGAACCGGCGGTGACCGGCTCGTCTTCACGGGCACCTTCACCGCGCTGGACAGCCCGTTCGTCATGGCGGACTGGCTCGGCGACTACACGGAGATCATGCGGGCGGGGTCGCTGGACCGCACGCTCGGGATGGTCCCGGACGTGCAGTTCGTGACGAACCACGACTGGACGTCGGCGCCGATGGCCCGCACGGTCGCTGGCAGCCTCGACCTCTCCAGCGACGGCACGTGCGTGGCTCGGGTGGACGGCTGCCGCGCGGACGTCGCCATCATGGCGAGCGCCGTCGAGGGCGGCGAGCTGAACGCGATGTCGTTCGCGTTCTGGGTGACGCAGCAGACATGGTCACCGGACTACGAACAGCGCGACATCCTCGAAGTGGACATGGACGGCGGGGACGTCTCCGTCGTCACGTTCCCGGCGAACCCGGGGACGACCGGCAGCGTGGGCGTCCGCAAGCGGCAGGCGGCCGGCCTGCTGTCGAGCCGGGTGCCTGCGCTGCTCGTCGAGCGGGCCCGCACCGAGAAGCGCGACGGCGGCATGGTGAGCGACGCGACGGCCCTGGTGCTGCAGGCGGTCCTGGACCTGTGCGCCGCGGCGGACATCGCGATGGACGCCGCGCAGCCGCTCCTGGCCGATCTGCTCGGGGTGCCGAACCCGGACGCCGACGCGGACGAGGACGACGAGACCGTCGATGGGTCGCCGGACGCGACCCCCACGAACCCGGCTCTGTGGAGCCTGGCGCGGCTGCGGGTGCGCGAGGGCGCACGCCGCTCCGCCTGAACCACCCACTGCCACAACGCAACCCGGGGCCGCACCCCGACCGCGCGAGCAAGAGCGGCACGACTGCGGATCGACCCACTTGCGGACGGTGCACCACTACCGATCCGACGATGGAGGAGGTCCGGAGGCATGAACCCTCTGGCGAAGATCCGCGCGCGGCTCGCCGCGATCGCGGAGGAGATCCGGGGCATCGACGCTGCGTGTGAGTCGCGCGGCGCGTTGACCCTGAGCGAGGACGAGAACGCCCGGTACGAGGCGCTGGCTGCCGAGCGTGTGCAGCTGGAGGCGCGGGAGACGCAGCTCGTCGACGAGGACGCCCGGCGCCAGAAGCTCGCCGCGGGCGACCCGCACGGCGACGGCGACGGCCAGCGGTTCTACGTGACCAACGAGCCGCAGGTCTACGGCAGGGGTTCGAGGAACAGCTACTTCCTCGACCTGGCCCGCTACCAGCTGCGGCACCAGGACGCGCCGGCCGCCGTCGATCGGCTGACGCGCCACGCCCAGGAGCTCGACGTGGAGCTGCCGAAGCGTGAGGCGCGGCGTATCGCGCGGGCCGAGCGTGGCCTGCAGTCCCTCGACGAGGAGTACGCCCGGGAGTACCGGCGCGACCCGGCGGCGCAGTCGTTCTTCCGCAGGAACGGCGTGTCCGGTCCGGGCGCCCGGCAGGACGGCGACGCGAGCGCCGAGCTGCGGGTGAACCCGAACCGGACCGACGGGCAGGGCGGTTTCCTTACAGTGGCCGCCGCAGCTGCGTGAGTAGCTGCTAGAAAACCTCCCCATATCGGTGAACCCCGCCAACCCAAGGGGAATACCGAGGAAACTCGCACATGAGGATCCGTACAGACTGAACGAGAGGCTCTGCCAGCGAAACCCCGGGAATGTGCATCCCGGTGGTGGAGGCAGATGAAGTTACAGTCGGGTCTGCATCGATGGTAAAGATGCAGAGTCAGGCAGAAATGACCTGGCCCTGTGATTGGGACTTCCGGCGCTGATGAAAGTTCCGCTGGTCCTGCCGACGCGCTTCCTTCCGACATTCGTCGGAGCAAGACGTCGGGTGACGTGTCTTGACCTGGAAAGAGAACGTCTTGCCGCACACGCGGCAAGACGAGGTCTCGATCCGAGGCGCTCCAGGCTCTTTCTTGGCGTTCTGGGCTGTCCACCAGACCTTCGCGCACGTCCTGCAGGTGCGGTACTTGTTCTCGCCGCCCTTGTAGATCGTGTTCTCGGGTGTGTACTCGTGCCCTTTGGGGCAGTGAGTCTTCGCCCGCTGGTAGCCGCCCATGCCCGGTCGGGTCCTGAGATGTTCGAGCACCTCCTGAGCCTTGGCCGATCGGCGCTCCCCGAGCCACGGCAGGATCATCTCGGTGATCCTCCGCGCTTCGTCCGGATCGCTGACCCGCCACGTGTAGCGCATCTTGCAAGGGTTGCCATTTACCCTGGCGGGCTGTGGCTGAATCGGCTTCACGTTCTGGTGCTTGGGAAATAGAGCCTTGATCCTGTCGATGATGTCAGGATCGGTCATTCCAACGGTGAGCTTGACATTCCCGTTCTTTTCGATGGAGAAGCAACCCTCTCCCTCGAAGATCCCGGCGAACCAAGCTAGATCGACGTCACGCATACTGCAAGTGTACCGCCCTTGTGGTCGATACATGAGTAGGTCACAGAGTAACAACTCGTACTTCGTCCCGCCGCTGTGGCTGGTCGACGAGTACATCCCGTACCTGCGCAACGGCCGGCCGCTGCTGAACGCCGTGCGCAACATGGACCTGCCGCCCGGCACCGACTCGGTGAACATCCCGAAGGTGAACACGGGGTCGACGGTCGCGTCGCAGAGCGACGGCGGCGCGGTGTCGTCCACCGACATCACCGACACCTTCGTGTCGGCGCCGGTGCGCACGTACGCCGGCCAGCAGGACATCGCGATGCAGCTGCTCGACCAGTCGCCGATCAACTTCGACCAGGTGCTGTTCCCGGACCTGCTCGCGGACTACGCCCGCCAGCTGGACGCGGACGGCTGGAGCGGCTCCGGCATCAACGGCAAGATCAAGGGCATCGACCAGGTGTCCGGCATCAACGCCGTCACCTTCACCACCGGTGGCCCGACGGCGCAGCTGCTCTACCCGATCCTCGGCCAGGCGTTGTCCCAGCTGCTGCGCAGCCGCAAGATGGTCGACGGCGTGCAGATGTGGTTCCAGGGCACGCGGTGGCTCTGGCTGGCCACGCAGCTGGACAGCCAGGGGCGGCCGTTCATCCTGCCGACCGGAAACGGGCTGTTCAACAGCATGGGGTCCGGCACGCAGCAGGTGCAGCAGGGCCTCGTCGGGAACATCCTGTGGACCCCCACGCAGGTGGACCTGAACATCACGACCACGGACGGCGTCGGCGCCAACCAGGACCGGATCTACGACATCCGTGTCGACGACCTGTACCTGTTCGAGGGCGCCATGCGCACCAGGGCGATGCAGGAAGTCCTGAGCGGCACGCTGCAGGTCCGCTTCCAGGCATACAACTACTGCGCGTTCATGCCGGATCGCTACCCGCAGTCCATCTCCATCATCTCGGGCACCGGTCTGACCGCGCCCGCCGGCTTCTGAGCGAAGGGAACGAAGATGCCTCTCGCCAAGGGCGGCTACCCGATCACGAGCACGGACTTCCTGTTCTTCGGGGCGTCCGTCGCTGCGGACACGGCGCGCGCGCCGCGCTTCAACATGCCGAGGACCGACGTCTCCGGCGACACGGCCGCGCTCACCACGCAGGTCCTCACCACGGTGGCGCTGCCGCTGTGCGCCGGTGACGTCGTCAGCAAACTGGCATTCAAGAGCGGCGCGACCGCGGCCGGCACGCCCACGAACTACTGGTTCGCGCTCTATGACACGGCGGGCAACCTCCTGGCGCAGACCGCCGACCAGCTCACCGCGGCGTGGGCGGCCGACACGGTGAAGGACCTGGCGCTCGCCACGCCCTACACCGCGCCCGCCCTCGGCGTGTACTACGCCGGGATCATGGTCAAGGCCACCACGCCGCCGTCCCTCATCGGCGTGACCCTGGCCCGGGCCGCGGCCTCGGCCGGCTTCCTGGCGTCCGACAAGGTCCTGAGCCAGACGTCCGGCTCGGCCCTCACCACGACCGCTCCGGCGACCATCGCGACCCCGACGGCGATCGCCGCGGTGCCGATGGTCGTCGCGCACTGAAAGGGGACGGGCGATGACCCGCGAGGAGTACGTGAAGGCGCTGAAGACGGAGCGCTCGCACGCCGA